CGGATGCGGGCGACGAGGCGCCAGAGGTCGTTGGTTGCAGTCATGCGGCACCTCGTGCGCGGAGCATGGCGTCGGCGTATACGTAGGCATCGAGCGCCACATATTCCGGCGTGGAATTGTTGTGATCGCTGCCGCGCGATTCGTCGCCGGGATAGGCGAGCATTCCAGCGAGTGCCTTCGCCGCGAAGTAGTCGCGCAGCGTCATGCCGGCGCACAAACGCTCGTATTCGCTCACGGTGCCGACCGGGATATCACGCGTGTGGTGCATTGGGAATGCCGGTCCACCTTGGTCAATAAGCTTGCTCATGCGGCCCTCGCATAAAGGCGGCGAATCATGTCCTGCACTTCAGCCTCGAACTGCAGCAGGCCGGGCAGCAGCACGCCTTTGATGTACGCGTCGTCGCGCTCAATGCGCTGCGTGTACAGGCGCAGGTCGGCGCACATGCGCGGGTCATAGGAAGCAAAGAGCCACCATTTGCGCCCGGTCACGAGCATGCCGCCCTGAACCTGCGCGACGTGATCATCGGGCATGCCATTGAGCAGCGTGTTGATGTGCACGGCCTCGTCCATCGGGCACTTCGATTCGTAGCCGCCGTCGGCCTCAATCAGGCCGTCAGGCGACGCACCGATGAACGGGTAGGCGGGATGCGTGACAAATTCGGCCGTGCTGACGATGAAGCCGGTTTCCAGCTCGACCGCTTCCTTCGCGAACGCTTCGACGTCGGTTCCCCACTGCGTGGCTTTGCCGCCCACTTCATGGCGTGGCGTCGCGGCAAGGCGTTCGAACACGATCTCGCGCATGTAGCGGTTGCGTGCCTCCGTTGACTTGCGCGGCTTCGGCTGGCCCTTCTTCGGGCCGCTCTTGTAGACGTCGTCGGGATCACCGCCGGTGAAGGCGATTGCGTCAGCGAACCGGCTCGCGGTGAGCTTACCGGCGCGAGCCGCACGCCATTTGTCGGTGCGTTGCTCGATCGCGTCACTCATCGTCGCCACCCGGTTGACGTTGATCGTCCTGCGTACCCTCATCCGTCGGCTGCACGGTCTGCGCATTGGCCAGCTCGGCGATGCGATCGCGTTCGCGCGTCCCGATTGCCGCGCGATCTTCCTTCGGCAGCTTCGTCCACTCTTCCTTGAAGGGCTCGAAGCCGAGTTCCTTGGCGACCGTTTCGAGCGCGGAGATGATCTTTTCGTGGCGCTCGGTACGCTGCGGCCGCGCATTATCGGCAGCGCGTTGCGCTACTTGCGCGGGCGTCTGCTTGGCCTGCGCGTTCTGCGCCATGTACACCTCGCCGTCCTGAAGCTCATCCGGCGTGTAGACGCCGAGGATGACGTCTGGTGCGTGCAGACGGCCCCAGCGCTTCGCCGTCAGATAAGCGATCTGCTGGCGCGGATCGGCGACCCAGTTCGGTGAGTTGCGAACGTCGCCCACCTGCGCCATCGAGACTTCGAGCACGCGCGGCTCACTCTCGCCCTTGAGCAGTGCGGACACGCGGCACCAGTGATCTGAGCTCTTGTCCGTCTTGCCATTGACGCCTTTCCAGTCATCCGACCATTGGAAATTGAGGCGCGTCGACAGGGCCGGCGACGAGTTCAGCACGGCGATGACCAGCTGCGCTTCATAGCCGAGCGTGCCATTCACCAGGTGCGTTTTCTGTGCGACCGAGAACGGGTTCATTCCCCATTGCATGGCCTGCAGGCTGACCGCGAAGCAGTCGCCCTGATTGCCCTGCAGATGCTTCGGAATAGTCGTCTTGCCGCTTGCCATCAGGTCGGCGATTCGCATCACGCTCTGCATGGCGTCGTTGCTCAAGACGAGCGATGCCGAGCTGAAGCTGGACTGCTGCGGGATCTCGGTGATGGTGGAGATCTCGCCGGTTTCGATGTTCGTGATTTCGTTCACAATTGCTCCATGCCCGAGACTCAGCCGGGCGTTAGGGGTTATCAGGCTGCTTGTGCTTCGGGTTGAACTTCGGGGACGTACGTCGCTTTCGCGAGAACTGCATGGACCTTCTCGGCCCACGCAGCGGTACCGGGTTGCGGGCCTTCGATATCGATCAGCTCGTTGAGCAGGGCATACATGTCGTGCGCCGCGGCGAGCACGCACGCATCGGCAGGGCGCCAGACGCTCTCACAGATCAGGTTGCCGCCGTAGAACGCGACGTCGTTGTGACCACTGCCGGGACAGCCTGCGATCTCGGCAGTCGTGACGATGGAGCCCCACGTTTTCCCGATCGACCACGTACCGCCGGTAACTTCTGGCGCATAACGCGCGGCTTTGTTCGCTGCCAGCTCACGCTCTTTGCGTGCGGCCTCGGCACGCGCGGCCATTTCTTGGGCTTCGCGGAGTGCGGCATCTTCACGCGCGCGTGCTTCGCGCTCGGCACGGTCGAGTTCAGCCTGGCGGCGTTGCATTTCCGCACGCTCATCGGCTAGACGCTTCTCTTCGGCTTCGATCGCAGCGCGGCGCTCTGCGTCCTCGCGGGCCTGCTGCTCACGACGCGCAGCTTCTTCAGCCTCGCGGCGTGCACGCTCTTCGGCTTCGCGTGCAGCGCGTGCTTCAGCGTCTTTGCGGTCCTGTTCGGCGCGCGTAGCTGCGTCGCGGCGCTCCTGTTCCGCGCGTTCAGCAGCCAGGCGCTTCTGTTCGGCTTCGAGTGCCGCGCGCTGGCGTTCCAGCTCGGCGCGCTCCTCAGCGACGCGGCGTGCCTCGGCTTCCTGCGCAAGCGCTGCGTCATACATGGCACGCAGTTTGTCGAGCGTCTCGCCGCGCGCTGCCTCAGCGTCGCCGGTCATTTCTGCGAAGCCTTCGATATCGATTGTCTCGCCGGCGAGCGCGATGATTGCGCTTTCGATCTCGGCAGACGACTTGCCGGCGGCGATGGATACACACGCGCGGATCTCATCGATCTTTGCGCGGATTGCCGCGATGCGGCGGGCCTCGGCCTCGACCTTGGCGCGGCGTTCTGCCTCGCGCGCTTCGTCCCACACATCGCGCAGACCAAGCAGGCGTTCTTCTTCCGGCGCGGTGATTGCGACCAGGCGCTTTTCCTCGGCGATGACTGCCTTCGAGAATTCCGTCGCGTCTTCACGAGCAGCCTTGCCGGCCTTCTCGATGTCAACACGCGTCGTGCGCAGGACCATCGCTGCGGAGTGGCATTGATCGCGGCCCGCCGTGTTCTTGATCTCGACGATCGACGCCGACTGCTTCACGAGCTCGGCAAGCTTGGCTTCACGCTCCGACGTACCCAGGGCAACCGCAGCGCGCTCGACAACGGTCAGTTCGGTGGTTTCGTTCTTCTTCATACAGCACCTTTCGAGTGAGAAACAGCGGGTTGGTCGACGCGCTCATACAGCGACGGCGCGGCGAAGTAGAGAATCAGAAAAGCGACCAGGGCACCGAGGATCATGGCGAGGACCGGGCGCGAGTCGAGGTAGCGGGAGAAGCGGCGCAGCATCACGCCACCTTGACATGAGTGAACACGCGAGCGATGTACGGCGGCACGTGAATCGAGCTAATCCGCACCCTCGGCGCCACGCCGCGACGAACCAGAGCAGCCTTCGCAGCCTCCTGACGGCGTTTCGTGCGCTCGCAGAGCATTTCGTACTTCAGATCGAGAACCCGGTCTTTCAGCATGTCGGCCTCCAGGTGAAGGTGAGGATCAGAATCACCGCGAGAGCCATCGCGCCGGCGCCAGCGGTGAATGCGAGAAGAAGGGCGGAGCGCTCGAAGTCGCGCTCGGTGGGATGGCTCATTGCAGAACCTCGGATGCCTGCACCATCTGCGCGCTGTCGATCTGGACGGGCGCATGAGCGATGCGAACTTCAAGCGCGCTCGCTGCAATCACGCAGTGCGCGGCAGCTGCGCCGCGTTGCTCGGGCGTGCCACTCGAGATGGCTTCGGCGGCAGCGTGCAGCGCCTTGATCGCGCTGATGATGTGTTGAAGGTCGAGTTGCATTTCAGTCGTCCAGATCAATTTCTTCTTCGGGCTCGGCGTCGAGCAGATCGCCTTCG